ACTTTATTAGAACCGGAAACTGCTAATATAACTTTCTTTGGCAACCCACTAACTTCATCTATATTATGCATATAGTTTAGTAGAAAGATATATTTACCACCCATGTTCTTATATTGTACAACTTGTTCCACATATTTTAGAAATAAACAATTGTAGGTAGTCATATCAGTTTCATTTATTACAGCTACGATAGAACTATCTAAATCATTAATATACTGTTTTTGCATTTGATTTTTACAACTAATAAAGTTCCTAATAATACCATCAGAAGATTCTAAAGTTTTTGCAAATTTTAGAATATCATTTGGTTTACAGTGAGTTAAAATTTCTTCCATATGTTTAGCTTCCAGGTCTTTTAACATATCATCTGCACTACTGATATATTCTCCCTTGAGTAATATTGTAATAGGATTGGCTAATTTTCTAGCCAGCAACAAATTCCTTTTTACATTTTCACTACTAGCATTAACTACGAACTGATTGAAGTATACTGATTTCTTGTATTTTGAAATCATATAATTTATAATACCAAGATCAATATCTACAACAGATTCAAAAGTTAATAAGTTTGAGAAAGAATACTCCCTTTCCATTTTTATCCCCCTTAAATATCTAATTTTTACTTACAATATTTTCCATTAGGAAACTAATTAAAAATACAGACGTATCTTTTTTAGATACGTCTGTATAATTTGATTTATTAATCCTCGTCCATGATTTCACTAATAGTACTGGAAGAAGATTTGTTAGCTCCTGCGCCTTTATTGGCGAAATAACTAGAACCGCCACTTTTCGATGATTTTTGAGCATACAGTTCAACACCAACACCTGATGCTATTTTAGCCAAGCTTTCATTTGTACGATTTTGCGAAAATGACAAATTATCAACAACACTGAATGCCACAGCTCCAGTCATTGCATTATAGTAATTTTCAAGCATCGTGATTACTTGTAAAATTTCTAAATTTTGGAACGAATCATAGTCGCTAGAAAAATCACCAGTTTTTTCATCAAATTTTTCAATAGCGCAATGATAATTACGCTTAAATTCATAAGCATAAGAACTTTCTACTTGACCACTTTCACCAATTTTTCTAATAATTAGACATGGGGCGGTTTTACCAAACTCTTCTCCTGTAGAAACAGTAATAAGACCTTGTCCAGCCCATGTTCCGCGTTGATTGAATGCTTCTGGATCTTTAACAAAACCTTTAAGAGTTTCGGCAAAGATACGTGCCTTTGAATGGTTTAAGTAAATTGTTGCCGCTGCTTTTGTATCCCATTTGATATTTTCATCTTTATTAGCTGTTTCAATTTTAGGAGAGATAGCAAGTTTAAGAGTACCTTTCCACATTGAATGAGATAAATTTGTTACATCGATCTCACTTTCAGTATTACTCATTGAATACCCATATACTGTTGGACGGTATTGATCCTTTTCTTTTTCACCATTATTATTGTAGCTTCCTAATGCCATTATGACATCCTCCTTTAAATTAAATAAATTTAATATACTATTGATTATAAAAATGTATGTGTTGTAATCAAAAGCTAATAAGGGACATAGCCTTAGCTATGTCCCTTATTGATTAATTATCAAACCCATAATTTACATAAAGTCTTGTTTTATTCTGATAGATTTTGTTTTTTGATATAGTACTACGCAAATTATTATATTTATTATACAAATCCATCCACCGTTTGTAAGCTACTCTATCTAATTCTTCTGAAGTTAAGAAATCATCAATTACTGCCATACGGGAATTAATCTGATGGAGTAATAATACTGCATCATCCTGTGTTTCCATATTGTTTACATTGAATTCGATTTCATAAAAATCATCTTCATAGCTTTTAATACCATTAAGTTTCATCTTATTTACATTGCGTTTAAATACCTGTGCAATATCATCAATAAAACTTTCCGATATTAGAACATCATCGTCTATTCTTTCTAACCGACGAATTATATTACTCATTTCTTTGTGCTCTAATTTAGATGCAGTAATTTCCATTCCTTTTTTGAGAGTGTGAATAGCAGCAATACGGTTATGTAATACGTCTTTATATAGTCGCATTACCCAAGATAATACAACGATCTTATTATCAATAGGGCTATTTACATTGTACCCATTACATGATATTTTACTCATAGCACTTTTCAAAAGTTCGGAATTTCCACAATCTATATCAAACTGATCTATGATTTCGTTCTCTTCAGCTTCGAATATAGATGTTACTTTACGCAATGCATCTCTAATACCATAAGAAAGGATTTCTATATAGTGTATAGAATCTGTGAGTTTAATAGTTTCATTGCGCTGTAAAAGATAATTATCAATATTATTTTTTACTAACTCCATTGGAGTTGAATCTGTAACTAGATGTGAAACCTCATGCAATATGATAGCAGATATTTCATCATACGATAGAGCCATCCCAGAATCGAATAATTTAGAATCTAATTCCAAATAATATTCAGAAATAATATATTTATCATCATTTTGAATGATATTAATTATATTCTTAGCTGGTATTATAGGCATTACACAAACACCAAAAAACATTTTATCATGATTTTCAGTATAAATTACTTGCTTGCATCCATCAAGACCAAATAGACGATTTAACGAATTTTTAATTTCATTAAGTATATATGAATCTTGTTTCGATAAGAGAGCACGGATACATCCTTTAAAATCATAAATATCATTACGCAACTTTTCACTGATAGCCATTAAATACACCTCCTTATTTACTAAAAAATATAGACCTACAGATATCTGTAGGTCTATATTTAAATTTTAATTATGGTTTGATCGCACCATTAATCGCGCTGGCATATGTTACACCGTTTGCAGTGTAGTCATTTGCAGCATTAACACCAATTGGATCTGCATTATTAATATCTTCACGAAGACCAGTTGGGTTCATGATTTGAATACGTCCTTGTACAGGTTGGTATTCCAAGAACATCCAGCGTTCGAAGCAAGTAATACCAGGCAACTGATAGTTGGTAGTATCACGAATTTCGTTTGAGATGTATAATTGATAATCAACAATTTTGTACATTACTCTTTGGCTGTTGCGAGGAGTAAGAATAACAATTAAATTGTTGTTATTACGCATCTTTTGACTAGAGATGAATTGATATACACGTTTCTCGCCAGTAACAATGGTCTTTTTGTAATCAAGCTCAATTGGACCAATGCTAGATGGGCTAGAGTAGCTATAATCACGAGGGGTGATTTTCTTAATCAACTCTGGACGACCGAATACAGTTACTGACATGTTTTCATCGTTAAGAACATTTAACATGTAAGTTACTTGAGTATCCAAATAATCCATAAAGGTTTCTTGTCTCCATGATACATGAGAACCCATGTAAGAACCTTGAGGAGGAATGAAGTCAAATGCTCCACTAATTTTCTGAGTTGAAGGTAATTTTAAGAAAGATTTATCAAGCTCATCATGAATAGTGTCATCTTTATAATGCATCAAACCTAAACGCATTTGGCTCATGATTTTAGTAATTTGATTTACGTTATAAAGTGCAGTGACATCCTTTACTTCTTCAGGAGATACTGTGGTTGTCATGTGCGGTGCTTCTGGAACTTCGAAGATATCAGTGCGTGCACTCCATTTTGTTCTGCAAGTTGGGAATGCAGCAGACGATACATCAACTACAGCATTAAGACGAACAGCTTTAACATCAGCCGTATTCATGCAAGTAATCATAAATTTATTTTTCTTCACATAGCCGCTAATGATACCTTTAACAATTTTTGTGTTAGTAGCATCGGTTTTTGCAACTACTGTAAAAGAAGCCATAATAGAACGATCGAATTCGCCATAAGATGGAACGAATTTCAAGTCCCCTACATTAAACAATACTGGTTTTACACCGGCTCCACCGGTTTCTACAGTATCAATAGTTTTGGTGGTTGTATTGTAATACTTCTCACCGACTGCGACGTAGCTATCAATAAGAACTGCGTTGATACAAGTTTTAATACTTAAATTAGCATTACTAACGCCGAATTCATCTTTTAAAATATCAAGAGATTCGTTTTCTGGAAGAGTAATGATAATATCTTTTGTTGGAACGCTATTTTTAATAGCATCTTTGATTTTGTACTGTTCCAAGAACATATCAATTTCTTCTCCGTCTGGAGTGACAAGGGTTCTTGTTTCCATAGTTAAAGTAAACTTAGGAGATTTAGTGATATCTTTTGGCATCGATTGATCGAAAACAGCATTCATCAAAAGATTTTTATGCATAGGGAAAGTAATACCAATAACAGGATTGAATGCCCCTAAAGGTGCATTTTCAGAAATTGCCTTACGGTCATTAAGATATAATTCCCCAAGATCTGCTTCAAGTTGAGCAATGTCTTCTGCATCTTGATACCTAGGATCTTTAGGATCATAAGCCTCTTTAATGAAAAGTTTCCTCATCTCATCGTTTGTTGCATTTTTTTGAAAGAACATTGAAGGTTGTTCGTATAAACTAACACCCGATTCGCTTATAGCGCTTTTTGCAATGTCTAAGAACTGCTCGGCTAATTTATACATTGAATCTTTTCTATAACCTTTTGACGCTGCCAAAGGGTTTTCGCGTTCACCTACAGCTGGCATAATATATTTCCTCCTTAATGAAAATTATAATTTTTATTTTTGGTTTATTATATTTTAACCTAATCAGGTTTAAATATTTACTATATTGTTATATTTAGCAGATACTATTCAATTAAAATTCATTTCTTATTTTTGCCCAATTCTTCTAAAATATTGGTAAGAGTTGAGAAGATTGCCATGTGCCGTTGTAGTATTATTTGATTCTCTACGTAGCTTCTGGTGTCATAAGACTGAATTAGAGAGTCCCTTACAAGGTCTTTTAACTCTAAAAGCTTCCTTGTAACAAATTCGATGGGTCTGATATTGTCTTCGACTCTGTTTACTTTAGAGAGACGATCTATGCATTTCTCTATATTTACATAGAGAGAAACAAACTGAGTTTTCAATTCTGTTTGTTTAATTTCTATTTGCTCTGGAGACATATTGGAGAACAATTCAGTCTCCATTTGTTTTATCTCGTCATCTCCTTCACCTCCACCTTGAGTATCGTCTCCAGTACCAGTTCCGTCTCCTTCCCCATCCTGCTCATCGCCATAGTTAGGAGTCGAATCATCGTCTTCACCAGTTCCTCCATCTAAATTTGTGTCATCTCCGCCACCGGTGCCATCGACAGTATCTGTAGCTCCATCATCTCCACCTGGGTTGTCATCTCCATAGTTGGGAGTAGCATCATCTTCTTCTCCAGTTCCTCCAGCATTTGGATCATCGTTATTATCTAATCCAGAATCCAAATTTCCTTCAGGATTATTATCGTCTCCTATAGCATTATCTTCAGGATTTCCAGTGTCTACTGTAGCCCCATCATCCCCACCTGGATTGTCATCTCCATAATTTGGGGTTATGTCGTCTTCGTCTTCGCCTCCTGCACTATTATCATCGGGATTAGGAGTAGCATTATCATCTACATCGTCTGCATCTGGATTGTCTGTAGTATAATTGGGAGTTGTATCATCTTGGTTGTCTTCTCCACCATCTGTAGGCTCTGTACCTGTAGGAGCAGGAGTATTTTGGCTGTCTATATTATCATTTGCATCATCTTGATTATCATCAGTATAGTTAGCTGTGTCCTTTTTATCGTCTTCTGTATCTAGCGATTTACCATTAGCAATGATTTCTTCATTCACACTGCTTCTATATTCTGGATCTATTCGCATTCTTTCTTTAATGGAGTGGAGTTTAATTAACCATCTTTTATCATTCTGCTGCTCGGCTATAGCAATATATTTATTCAATAGTGTATCTTTACTATAATCTTCATTCAGTACGAATTTATTAAAATCAAACACACTTATACCTCCTTCTAATCGTTTTCTTTTGCTCCTAGTGGCTTAACATTATTATCATCCCACTCGAGTTTAATTTTATATCTTAATCTTGCATCTTGAGCTTGTAATTTTTTCTTAAGAAGAAGAAGTTCCCTAAGGCGTTTCATATTTTTACTATCTTCTGCCATGGCAATATATTTATCCACCATAGTAAGCTCAACGTCTAGTTCATCTAATACTAATTGCCGTTCTTTAGTTCTTATTCTAGAATTCATTGCAAATCTACCAAGAAGTAAAATAAGAGCAGCCGCAGGATGAATGAGCCAAGCAGCTCCAGCTGTAACAATAGCCATTTTAATAACTTTAGAAGCTTGAGGTAGAATGTCTCCACGTATAACAGCCTCTCTATTTTCCATAGTCATAGCCTTTTCCACACTTCTAGAAACCATAGCACACGCAGAGTCTACGCTTCTAGACATTATTTTTTCTTTATCGGAAAGATTGCTTACAACTTTAGATAACTTTTGAACTGCTAATTTTAAATTGCTAGTTAAACTTAATTCATTTATAGACTGAACGTATGAATTTATAGAATTGGTATATTCATACAACTCATTTAGTTGAGAAAATAAATTTTCTTCAACTTCTGTATCTATAGAGAATATATTATCGAACGAATCAAAACTATTCATATTACTAATATCTTCCACATCGCTAGACATAAGTTTAGAAATATTTTCAGCATAACAATTAATCTTATTATAATTAATAATACCATTTCTTGAAGCTTGCTTATCTGCAAATTGCAATGCTTCTATAAACTTATCTTTGTTTAGCATGTGTGGATATTTAACACAAAATTCTGTAAGAAAATCTACATCCTCTAACTGCATTTCTACAATATTATTACTTGAGAATAAAACTTTCTCATTTTCTTTTTGATCCCATTTGATAGAACTTACGGCAGATTCAATAACTACTATATTTGTAGCTACAGTTTTGGCATCCTCGTCAAAATTGATATTGAAGTCAAAATCTCCACCTTTGTCAGGTTTTGTTTCCCAACTTTTCTTTTCATCATCTCCTCTAAGAGAATCAGAATATCCTTCTAATGAATCGATGCTTTTATCTAACTGCTTTAGATATTCTTCTAATCTAGCTTTTTTCTTCTCGTCTTTACATTTATCTATCTTTCTGGCTACAGAATCTCTATTCCTATACCATACTTTGAGTATATCTGTCATATACTTTCTTTCAGTTATAAAGTTTATTGTCTTTGCCACAATAGCAGCAAAGATTCCAGCATATACACTAATAGACATAGCACCGACAACACATAAAAAATAAAAAGCTATAGATAAAAGATTCTTTGTACCATCTACTATATTATTATCTTTATTAACTACTAAAATATTTATAAGCATTAATTTTAATGCTTCTGGTGTTTTAGATGGAAGTGTTTTGAATTTATCTATAATATCTTTTGTTTTATCTTTTAAAGAAGACTCTAATAGAGAATCTAGCGTATTCTCTTCTACTGTTTCTATTATAGATTTTTGTAATCTTTCAATATAGCAAGCATCTTCATTTGTAAAGAATCTATTTTGCGCAACTGTTTCGCCAAGAATATGTAATAGCTCTCTAGAAGAATCCTCTTCATTCATATGAGTACTTAAAAAATAATCAGTTACTGCTTCTAATATTGATACTGAATCTGCTTTTACATTATTCTTATAAAAAGTAAATAATACCTCTTCTAATGCGATGCTATATTTAGAATTTACGCCCATATTATATGTATCGATAAAAGAACAAAGTTCATGAATCGTATCATTAATATTATCGCCATATGCATTCTCTCTCACATAAGAATCAATATTAAATCTTTTCGAAATCATTAAATGATTTTTTATAAGTCTATCACAATGAATACTTTCATTTATTCTATCTAAAATAGACTCTAAACAAGATTTTCTTACATCACTAGATTCTTTAATTTTTGTAGATATGACCGGTCTAAGCAATGATGGATCTTCTAATGAAAAAATAATATTCTCATTAATTCTGTCTGTAATAGCATCTAGCTGTTTGTTAGTTCCCTTTGATGAAACAATATCAAATAGCTCCAATACTTTATCTAGAGATTCCCCCATATTTTCAGAATATGATGCCCATCTTTCTACAGAATTTTTAATATTATCAAAATTATAATTTTCTTTATAAGATTGATATAAAGGATATGGTATAGACCCTCTGAATGGTTTTGTTCGATAGTATCGCTTGTTCAAAACTAATGTAGAAATACTTTCCTTCATTATACATCCTCTCCCTTTTAAATTCGTTTAATATAAAGTTTGATATTTCTTTATTCTATTATGTTAGATACAAAAAATAAAGCATCTCATATGAGATGCTTTATATGTTTTTAATCTTTAGACGAATATATTTCTCGCATTTTTAATACAAGAGATTTTTCTTCCTCAGTTAAAATTAATTCTATTTTTTGGTCAAATGCTTGCACTATACGAGTAGAATGCATATTAAACTTATAATTTTTAGATAAAACTCTTCTAGGTATTATTTCTTGATCGAAATCATTTACCACTCTAAGTCCAAATGGAACAGATCCATCAATAATGGACTGCAAGTGCTCTTCTACCCTTTTAGTGCGGCACACTTCGCTGTCTAGCATTCTCTTAGCTTCTTTTTGCAACCATTCCCAAACACTTTCAGGAATAGAAGCAAATCTATTTTCGAATTGAGGATATAAAAGATCGCTGAATTTGGTTACTTCGAATGGTTCTTGTAGTCCATTCCACCGTTTAACAAATTCTGAAGAGACTAATTTGCCTTGTACTCCTGTCATACCCCCGCGAGAACATCCATCTATTGCATTTGCAGCAGCAATTGCTGCTGCTGTAGATGCATGGTGAATAGAAATATTGCGATTATCTACCAATTTATTGCAAAATTCCAATAAAGTTTCTACTTTTTGTTTCTTAGCCTCGGTATACAATTCTTCATATATGCCATCATTAATTTGTTTATCAAACATAATTTTAGCCTCCATTTAATTTTTATTATTTCCTTGCCTTAAAGCATTCTTTAGAAACACGCGCACTTTTTTTAAGTGATGTCAATGGAACTGTTTTTCAACAATACTATTGAATTTTATAGTAGCAGTATTATTAAAAATATACATAACGCAAACTTTCACTGGAGGGGGGTAACGCAGAAGACTTATCGTCAGACCAATCATATATTGCTATATCGCCAGGTAAAATATCATCAATATTTTTCATTTTAAAATCCTCCATTAGTTATATCTATTTTTCCATCCATACTCATAAGCTTTTGTTGTTCCTTTAAGGATAGGAACATAGGTCTAAACCATGCTTGCGGGCAATTATCGTCTATATATTTTAGTGCAATTGGTCTAGCCGATAGTATAATAATTTTTATCATTGGAGCTGAACCGTAATCCTCTTGGGTGTCGTTCCATCTCCCTTTCATCTCTTTCATAGACTCGTCTTCTATTACTAATTTAACTACGTCTTCTACTTGATTTTCGAACATTCCCTTATTGTGCAAATAATCCTTTAGCTCGTCTAATAGAGTAGGTAATTTTTTATCCATTATAATCATCCCCCTATAAATTAAATTGCCAGTTTTTCATCATTTCAATTTGTTCGCTAGTAAATGAGTCGATATTATTATCGCTCAAACATACTTCTAGCATTAATCTAATTAGCTCCTCATTTTCACACATTATTCATACCCCCTTATCATTCTCACTTTTATAATATATAACCAAAAAGAAATAAATATGCAGTATAGCATTTTTGCTATACTGCATATTATTCATTCACCAAAACAATCAGTGTATATTTCTCTACAACGTCTGATATAAGTTTCTAAGGAATCGCTAAAATATTTACCTTTCTTTAGAGCAATAATATACTCTTCTAGTGTTGTAGCTTGGTCTATCCCATCTGATACATAATATCCTAGATACCTACCAAAATAATCTCCATATTCTTCAAATGTATTAAAATTCATATAATAGTAAGGACCATCTGGTTGTGGTGTATCGTTTTCTTCTTCTTGAGTTAGACCGCCAAGATTATGGTTAGATGCCTGAAGCTCTGAAGTGAACAAACCGGTTTCATGTGCAAATTGACAATAAATCCATCTCCAATTTATATTGCATAGACCTTTCTTTTTAGAAGCAGATTCTGCTGCAATACATGCTATACCAGCGAAATATTCGTTAATAGTTTCCATATCTATTCACCTACTTTAATATATTAAGGCTTATTTACCTTATACTAAAGTTATAAAAAATAAAGGAGAATCACTCCCCTTTATTTTCCTTTAATTTAGAATCCAATTTAATTATTAGATCTGCAAGTATATCTGTAAAGATTTGAGTATATTGATTTGACATCGTTCTTATAACAGAATAATCATTTACAGATATATCTGCACCTAAATCTATTATAATCTTTGTCAATTCATCATCGCATTCAGACTCACAAAGATATACTACTCTTTCAATCAAATATTTTTTCTTACTTTCAATAAAATAATTCACATCGATTATTTTGTTTTCAAGTAAGAATTTTATACTTTCTATATCTCTTCCAGATCCGAAACCTGTTTCTAATAATTTTACAATTTCTTCTTTTGGAAGTTCCACATTTCTTTCTTGTACTAAGTAAGTTGCTATATCAATTTTACCATTACGTATAGCATGATATAGCATTAATTCTTTTGTTATAGGAGTTTTATTAAGTCTATCTATGAACTTATAATCTACAAATCTTTTAAAGAAATCCAAAGTGCAATTATCACCACTCATAGCCTCTGCAAGACCTCTAGAATCGGAAACATATTTAATGACTTTCTCTACATCATCTAGCCTATTGTCATTCAAAAAAACGGCTATAGTATTATAAAATGTATAAATATTTTCTCCACTAATACTAAGCTTATTTGTTAATATTTTCTTAGATATAACTTCATAATCTGCTTTTGGTGCTAATGCAAACATATCTAGAACTCCTTTGTTTTTATTTAAACCCTATGATTGTGTCGTTTAATTTAAGTTCAGTTAACCTCTCGAAAGATGGAGTATTGATAACAACTTCGGCATTCCAAATAGAAATGCCACGTTCAGTTTTAGGTTTAACAAAGAAATTTTTATCTATATAGACATCACCTTCTTTAGTTAATAACATTCTATCTCCATCTATAAATTTAAGTCTGAACTCTGATCCTTTTTCATAGCTGCTATATGTCACTTTAGATTTATCCCCATCAATAGTAACAAATTCAAATTCTTTTAAAATAGTTTCACAAGACCAAAAATACAAAACAGCGTCGATTTCCATTCTAGAGCCATCATTATTTATTCCTGTTTCTGTATTATAAATTGAAATGGCTTCTTTTATATCCTTTACATCAATAATTTCTATACTGCCTTTTATGCCTCTCGTTTCTTGTTCTGCTTGAAATTTTGTAAGGAATAAACATGGAATATTTCTTTCTTTATTGTATGCAAAAGATACAATTTTATTTCCATCCTTATCAGCATTAATTATTTTTACAATATATAACATTTTAATTCCTCCTAAATTATTTCTTTTGTTCTCACTTTTATAATATATAACTAAATATCTCTTAGAATGCAAAAAAGAAAAAGGTAAGCGTAATGCTTACCTTTTATATTTTATTAGGAATTCCATCTATCTTATTAATAGTAATAGCTACCGATTTGTTTAAAATAGCATGTACTATTCTTTCTATAGATGGAGTATTAATAACAACATCGGCTCTCCATTTAAAATTTCCCTGACTGGCTTCTGGTTTTACAATAAATGGTTGATCAATATATACATCGCCCTCTTTTGCCAAATGTATTAGATCCCCTTCTGTAAATGAGATTCCAAATTCGGATTCCTTTTTGTAGTCTTTATATACTATTTTAGGTTTGTTGCCATTTGGTGTGATAAAATCAAATTCATTAAAAATATCCTTATCAGATTTAAAATATAGCGTAGCTTCAATTTTCATTATAAATTCCTCCTAAATTATTCAATTAAACCAACTCTAATTTATTGATGACTACATTTGAGATCCCATGCTGAGTTGATATAAACTCGCGCAATTCTTCTATTGATGGAGTGCTAACACTGAGAGTTCCAATCCATTGTTCACTTTGCTCATCATAAAAGAATTGAATTGGTGTGTCGCAATAGATAGTATCCGTTAATACTAATCGACTAGTATTACGGAAGTAAACATTACAAAGTTCTTCCGAATAATTATCTAGATGAAGACCAACTGTTGTAGAAAGAATATCACCATTGGCATTCTTGAGTGGATATACATCAAATACTAAAGATGGGTTTGGTGTTTTAACGTGGCATAAAATATTCATAATTAAATTCCTCCTTATGATGCAATTTATATTGCTCATATTTATAATATATAACTCAAAAAATAAAAGGTAAGCATTATGCTTACCTTTGTAATTTATATAGTTGGCAAATTTGGATATGGGGCTAGCCAAATCTCAATATCTGTTTCTATGATAAATTCTTTTAATTTTTCAATTGATGGAGCATTTATAACAATAGTACCACTGAAACAAAGTCTAGTATAATCATAATTTAAAACAAAATCTTCATCGACAAATATATCATCTCTAAAATTAAGTTTGGAGCGCTTCTCAATTATCACGCTTATAAAATGACATCCAGTTTCTAAAGTATAATCTTGATCTAATATAGTTATACCTTCAGTATTCAAAGTTTTTAATAGTATTTCTGGATCTTCTTCCATTAATATACATTTAATCTTCATTATTAATTCCTCCAAAATTTATTTAGCAACATAAATCCTTTCCACAATCTGTATTGTATTGCCGTCTTTAAATAAAGCCTGTTCAATTGGGTAATTCCATTTAAACAATCTAGAGTGTAATTTTGCAAATGACATATCGGTTAATCTAGCCCATTGCGCAATTGTGAGATTTATATCATTATATTCAATAAATACATTATTGCTACGATTATTCTGTTGAGTAAAATCGTCTGCCCATCTGCAATTATCAGGACAATAATTTCCATTGACATCTTTGCGGTCTATAGTTAGACCTTCAGGAGGAAACCCCATATCTCTAGCAAATGTAGTAACGTCATGCCACTCTTTACATACTGATATGCCTCTTGCTCCGTAATACTTATAAGATTTAGAAGTTTCTATATAACATCTTTCCATCATTTTACCCCATATATTATAAATAGAAGTTCCAGCTAATCCATGCTTTGTATTAATCTCTTTATTCAGGCATGTACAAGATGCAGTTCTTCCATTCTTCAAAGATCCTCCTAATACAGATACTGTCTCTCCGCAATCGCACTGACAAATCCATTTGCGATTACATGTTGTTTTATTTAGATCTTCTTTAATAACAACTAACCTACCAAATCTTAATCCTTTTAAATTATCTTTCTTCTCGTGACCACATGATATAGATTTTCCTCTTCTTAAACTATTAGAAGATACTGTTCTTTTTTCTCCACATTCACATTGACAAATCCACTTAGACGCTATTCCATTTCCAGATGGAGCAGTTTTATCTAGTTCTATAACAGTCCATTCGCCGAATATTTGCCCGCTTAAATCAATACTTTTATTACCCATTTATAAAATCCTCCATAATAATAAAATAAAGAGAAGAGCATTGCTCTTCTCTTTTATAACTTCATTATTATGATATATGCTTAAAAATTATAATTAAAATACAGGCTTAGTCAATCGTTTTTCGTCTTCTGGTAATATCATAGTAAGATTATACATGGCTTGCATACCTTCATTAGTGGTTTCCATAATATTTTGTCCACCTAGAGATATATAATGAGCCTTAGAATTTAGCTGTTTTTTAAGTTCCTCGTTTGCTTCTATACTAAAAACAGACTTACAGCTTACTTGGTCTCCGTCATAATCTCCGCCTATAGAACCTAAATAAGCATTACATATTTGAGCAGTATCTATAAATAAATTACTTGTATTCTTTCCTATATCTTCTTGCCTAATCTTAGGATAATGTGGATAATAAACATTATTTATAACCATAGGTTCAGTTAATTTAGTAGAGCTTACTCGTATTTTTGTTGGGAATTGATTATAGTAACTATCTATAGGATATCTGGTGATAAGAACTGTTTTATCTTTAGTAACCTCTACAGCTGCTATATAAATAAGATCGCACCAAGTTAAATCTCTATCCATTATAGGAAATTTAAGAATATCATTTCCATCCTGATACTGTTTATCTGTAATTCCTCTACCTTTAAACCTTAAAGAAACCTTTTTCTTTTCATCTTCTAATGGAAGAATAATTGGGCGAAATCTATTAGAATACCCATGCATAAATCTATCTAGCTCTTCTTTTAATACCGTATCGGAAAAAGCTATTTGATAATCTTTCATTTTATATTGTTTTACTGTTCCATCTAAAGTAGTTACAGTTCTTATAGGATCGTTTGCAAATTCGTTTTCAAAGAATCTTCTTAAATAGAATATGATATACGGGAAAAAGTTAGCTACAATAGATGCTAATGGTACCGCTGTGTGATCAAGATCTGTAAGCATATCTTCCATATGCTCAACTTTAAGGTTAGGTGCAGATAGTACCAAGCGAGATGAATAATCTGTTGTTTTACTAAGATTAGATCTTCTAAGTGTACCTCTCTTGCCTGGTATATTAGGTTCTGATGTAAACCAATCATATATGCTAACCAAAATTTCTTGGATTCTCCCTCTTACAGAATTTGCAAGAGTTAATCCATATTCAGAAGATTCTTTTAAAGATCTAGTTGCAATAATAAGAGAGTTGTATAATTTGTTTACATCTCCTATTCCAACATATCCACCATCACTATTAATATCTCTATAATACGCTGGAATAACGATCATGTTTTCTATAAAAATATAATCTTTATATTTTTCTAAAAATTTAATATTAGTATCTCGTCTAGAAGATCCTGTTGATTTGATTTTAATTTTGTCTATATTCTTTTTTAAGAACGACAAACCAGTTTCCCCATCTTCATCTTCTACCAATTCTCCGGCAGAATTTATCTTGAAATAACTAGTACCATAAACACATGCTTTAATTTTATTATCCATCTTAGACCATACTTTATAAAACAATGGGTGCATAAATGGATCTTTTCCTAAAGCTATGTATGCAAACGTATTTGCTCTATCATCTTTAGATATACCAAAGATTTCATTAGACAATAAACCATCTGTAGTAGGTGAGTTATTCTTAGAAAAAAAGATAGGATTTGTTATTTCCGAAAGTCTATTTACTTTAATAAAATTATTTATTTTTAACGGTTTTAATGAAAAATATCGTTGAGGTGCCATTTGTATCTCTCCTTTCAATTATCTCAATGTTTTCTTAGAAAAAATAAAAGAGGTTACTCTCTTTTATTTTTCATAAACTTTTTAAATTGTTTTTTAGGCAAAAGAATTTCATATATATGCTCTTCATGACTGACATGCAATCCAAAATCAATCATAGTATCAATAACTAGACTAACTGGCTGATTTTTATATGGTGTAGTAAAATAATCAGCATTTTCAGTAATTAGATCATGTAGCTTCATATTCTCTATTTTTTCAATAGATAGATCTTCTCCAAATACTCCTTTATAAAATTTAACAGGAATGTCATCGTCCCATTTTATCATTTTATCTGTTATCATTTTCGTTAAACATTTTGCTACATCTTTGTCTATATACTCACACCAAGTAGTGATTGGTCTAGAAGCCCATGTCCCTATACCTTCTTTAATATCAGATATAGTTGATAGGTATTGGACTGCTTCGTAAAATCCAAAATAAATAGATTGTGCTATTAATAGATCATGTTTTTTTATCCTAGAAATATATTTCTTTAAAATTTCCAAAGACTTATATTCTAAAATACGCATACCAAATATTTCATCATGTATATCGCAAAGAATATCAAGAATATCGATACGTTCCTCTTCTATTGATTTCTTAATTTCTTCAATATATTCGTCAAAAAATTCACACTCCCCAGTCCACCTGATAGTATCTCTTTCATTAATTATAAAAGTTTTAAATTCATTCAATTCCATTTTAATTCCTCCTAAAGATTTTTATATATTCTCACGTATATAATATATAACTATACATCTTTAGAATTACAAAAATAAAGAGGTATGGCTTAAGCCATACCTCTTTTATCTATAAACCGTATAACTATATTATTATCATTACATATCGTAACCTCAACAACAAATTTATGCGCGAAGAAATCGACTCTAATGTTATTATACAGCGATTCCATATATGATATATCGCAATTCTTACTTGGACGTAGCAGGTAAAAACACCCATCTTCATCTTCTTTCAGATCTATATTAATATCACTGAAATTTGTAGATAATAGACTATGCAGTACCAGATGCTCGTCGAAATATTTATGCATTTCTTTTTCTTGATCTTTATGTTTTATCAATTGCGAAAACTGTTCTAGATCCATTTTACATTACACCCCCATAGCATCTGCTACTGCATTGTTTTGTTGCTCGGCTTTCCCAGCATCAGTTTTGGCTTCTTGCACCGCCGAATAGTATAAATAATGCAAGAAGCCCATCGGTTGTCTTAGGGCTTCTACAAAACTAAGTCTATTTCTATAGTACCTAGTTAGCATATTTACTCTATCGAGGAATTGCCTATAGCTACCAATTGATGCCGTAAAAAAAGCAAGTCTAATGGAAGCATAGCTTCTGGTTCGAAATGATGCGTACATTTTACATTCGCTTTTGTTGTACCAGTACAATCAGTTTCTGGAATCTGATATATTATATCGTTTTTGAGCAGCTGATTGATTTCATTGACTTCAGAACCAATTAATCCATATTGGTCAGAGGTTAGTTGTTTGATTATATTATAATATGCTACCACTTTATTCTTAACAGTTTTTGTGACGTTATCTGGATCTGGTTTTGTATCGATTGGAATAAGATTTTTAGTTTGTGTATCAATAAGATATACGCATTCGATATAAGAAAGAACGCTAAGAATATCAGCATATTTCGTAGTGAATTCTTCATTTAATGCGCTAGTTTCGAAAATTATTCCATATACATGTGGCGCACGCATAGCAAATACATAATTTTCAGAAACTTGTACAAGTTTAGGTTCTAACGCAGAAGGTGTTGTGTCTTCACCTGTAGCCAAAAGATGCTGGAATTCTGCTTTAACTTTTTCGTTTGGATATCGAACCATATCATCAATATCAGAAGTTTTTAATTCTAAATTGGCACAAATAGGGCAATTATACGTTAAATGATTATTGTGCATAAAAGTTGCTCTATACAGCGCAAAGTATAAATGATTGATATCAAATCCACAAATAGTCTTTAACCATACATCCATATTTTTTGGTTTATTTGGATCTACAAGATGGTTAAACATGATAGAATATGCCGTTCTGAATGCATGCATTCTGTTTTTAAAATTTTCTGGGTTTAGATTAGTAATCTCTTCGCCACTTAATTCAGAAAATGTAACAAGACGTTTTGAATTAGGAAGAGCCCATTGCGCAGTATTTATTTGTTTTGTAGCAGCGCCAAGAGCCTTTGTAATAGAAACTGGTTTGGTGGATATTCTAAATTCTTTCAAATCTATAGCATTAGAAACAACTTTTACAGTGGATTTAATTTGAGATTGATATTCTTTATAGATTTGTTTTTGACGCTCATGTTCTTCGGCATCTTCTTTTTCTTTCTTTTTTTCTTCTTCCTCATCTTCTTTAGCCTGCTTTTCTAAATCGGCATCATCTTCTTCATCTAATAGATCTTTAAGATCTTCGTCATCAATAGAGAATCTGCTCATATCTTCTAATACACTAAGATCTTGGGCTTCCATGATTTTACTTTCAGCAGATTGTATATGCTCTTGTCTTGGAGCGACACTAATTTTATCAGATTCTGATGTTTCATTAGCTTCTGCTTCAAGTTTTGCTGCAATCATATTGTCCTTCATTGGTCCGATGACGTTCTCTTGCAAATCTTTTTTAACTCTTTCTATATTTTCATCAATTAGTTTTAAAGAATTTTCTTCAAATACTTTTCCTGGTTCTGCTCTTGGAGCGAATGCTGCTATCTCACCGATATCTACTTTTTCTCCATCTCCTACTCCACCTACAGCATTTGGAGTGATAACCCCACTTGTTGCTTCTGGCGCGGCTGCCTCATTTTTTTGAGCCGCAGTATCAGGTATATTGACTCCTAGTTCTGCCAATGTAATTGTTTTTACGTTTCCTTCGTTTTCTGTACTCATTTAATTTCCCTCCATTATAATGATTCTAACGTTGTTGTTTCTTTATTAAAGGTTAATCTATATACGACATCGTCTATTACAATAGATATTCTAATAGTTTTATCCGATTCAGATACACTAACCTCAGCCGCTATTAATTCTGGTAGATATGTGGCTATTTGATCTTCATAGTCACTTTTAAGTTGTTCCAGATCATCACTAGATGAATAGCGGTATCTAGATATAATTCCAAGACCCATATCTGGTCTTGTTGGTATTGTCCCCTTTTCTAATAATGCTAACTCTATAAGCTTAATACAAGTAGCATCTTGATCTTCGAAGACTTTAGGTCTATTGAATTCGTTTAGTGACATACTGTACTCTCTTAAAGTGACATTATCACTCATTTAACCACATCTCCCTTTATAAATTTTACTATTAAGTTGTTAGATTTAGGTATTTACACGCTTTAAATATAATGAAAACATATCAGTAAGTTAAAAGGAGGACGGTCATTATGAAAACATACAAATGCCCTTATTGTAATTATAGAGGTTCTAAGGAAGATTTGATATCTCATATAGAAGAAGAGCACGATGAAATGATACCAGAAAATTTTACTGCGTCTAGAGTAGTATTTAATTTAGTAAATAAAAAGGATCATGGAGTATGTGTTGTTTGTAAAAGAGAAACAGAATGGAACGAGAATGCCACTAAATATAATAGACTGTGTGGTAGAAAAGCTTGTGCTGATGCTTTGAGAGAAGCCTATAAAAAGAACATGCTCAAAGTATATAATAAAACTACACTTCTTGACGATGCAGAACATCAGGAGAAGATGCTAGCTAATAGGGGAATATCTGGAAAATATAAGTTTGATGATGGAGGATATCATATTTTCACAGGAAGCTACGAAAAAAAGGCTTTAGAGTTTATAGATAAAATATTAGGATTCAAAGCAACTGATTTGCTTTGCCCTGGTCCTGTATTCGAGTATGAGTATGAAGGAAAAAAACTTAAATGGATTACAGATATGCTGCTTATCCCATTTAATCTAATTATTGAAGTAAAAGATGGTGGGAGTAATCCTAATAATCGTACTATGACTTCATATAGAGAAAAGCAAGTAGCTAAAGAGCAAATGATTACATCTCTTGGCAAATTTAATTATCTTAGATTGACTGACAATAACTTTGCGCAGCTATTGGGAACAATTGCAGAGCTCAAAGCTCAAATGATTGACGATAGCGAAGATAATAAGAAAGTAGTTATCAATATAAATGAAGAAGTGGAAGCTTTGAACGAGGAGTCTTCAAAAGATATAACAAAGTTTAAAGCTATGATTCTAAAAAAAGTTCATGCTAATTCTAAATTTAAAAATTTTATAAAAGGCAAATCAAAGGATGATATAAAAAAAATAAACGATAAGATATACAACTCATCTGCTAAAATATTACGAGAAGTTATTAGATTGACATTTAATACAAAACATCTTTCGGAAAAATTATTCTGGGCTGTTGCCATAGGATATGTATTATCAATGTTTGGTATAATAGCTTCGTCTGCCATAATGTTTGGGACCGCTATTGGGGTAGATTATGCGGTAGATGCTCGTCATAATAGAAAGAAAAATGAATCTACTGAATTAGAATCGGAAATCGTAGATGAAATGTCTATAAGTGTTCCATTAAATAAAGATCATATCCAAAAAGGAAATAAGTCTTTACCTTCTTTTAAAAAAGTTTCTATAACTGATAGTGAGATTAATAAATATAAACAAGATATGAAATCATTATCTCATATAAGAACAGAAGACGGATATAAAGGAACTATATTCTTAGATAAAAACAATCCAGTTTGCTATGTAAATGTAAACTCTAATAATGGAATGATACAGGCACTGGAGATATCTAAAGACTATCAAGGATATGGATTATCATCACAATTATTGAAATATGCTGTATCTACACTAAAAGCAACATCATTAACAGTAAATAAAAAAAATGAAGTTGCGATAAACGTGTATAAAAAGCAAGGCTTTAAACAAGTTAAATCTACCGATAATATGATAACTATGTCTATAGATGAAAGTATGGGTCTAGCTGGAATTGGCGGAATGCCCGCACCATCTAATCAGTTCATTACTCAATTTGGTCCTAGATCTACTTTTTCAGACGATACAGTAGAAGGCTATGCCATTCATAACGATATCATTACAGATAAGATACTATTAGTAGATAAGAATGGTAATCTTGCAGTTAAAGAATCTTCCTTCTTAGAGGGAAGAAAAATAAGAATATTTAAATATATTGGAGAAAATATAGATGGATATCACAAGATATTAAAATCTGCAAAGAAAAATAAAAAAGCTCATAGAGAATATTTATATGAAGCACTAACTGGAAAAAGGTTATTATCAGACGATCAGATAATCTGCGACGAATACTTTGAAGAAGTCTCTCCTGTTAAAATCTTTTCCGAATATAATTCCACTGCTCAAACAATTGTTGATCAGTATAAAGAGATAATTGGGGAAGATGTGATTAGATTTCCATTAATGAATAAGCATTCTATATTAGAAGCTTCTAGGATTACAAGGGGTAATATTCATATTAATATATTTGAAAATATGAATGGATACTTTGCAGAAAATGCTATAACTCGCCAAAGGACTGCATATTATAATAATATAAAAGATATTCAAATTGAGGTGATATTGTAATGATAGGTATCGACGATGAGGTCATAACGACTGGATTGGATGATAGAGAAATAAAAGATTGGAGATTGTCTCATAATATGATTCTTCTCCATAGCAGCTATCCAACTGAAAAAAAATTAAGAGACGATTGGGAAAAATTTAATAATATGACCATTCAAGATAGGATTGAAAGTGATTGGAAATCTATAGATTTATTTGGATTTAGTAATATTGATAGATATGAAACAATGTTATCCGAATTCCTTAAAAACGATATTCCAGATGAATTATATGATAATTTGTATGTTCCTATGAAGGAGTCATATGATCAAGCCGATGAATGGAATAAGAATAATTTAAATAAAGTTATATCTAAAGCAAGCTCTTTAAAAGATCTTGAGAAGCAATGGGGTGCATACAACAGCATCCCAGTTTCTGATAGGTATGAAGTTGATGATGCGTCTATCGAATTATTTGATATGGACAACACGCAACATTATTTAGCTCAAAGAAAAGAATTCCTTAAAAACGATATAAACCATTCAGAGCCAGCTATACAATATATTCCATCTAGAGAAGAAGCTCTACGTCTATATGCATCTAAAATAGATATTGTAGGAGCAGCAAAAACTTGCGCTAGAATTAAAGAATCTACTTCAAATAATATTTCTGATATTATATTCGAAAGTGCCGAAAAGAATATTAGTGATAAAATAAATATGGATAATATGATGGCTCTATCTATTACACCATTCTATTCTCCATATGAAATGGAAAAATTGGGCATATCTACTATAGATACTGGGATATATAGCGACGAGCCAGATACGTCTCTTATAGGATCTATTACAACCAAACAATGGTTTCAAGAATATAAGAATAGGTTTAATGGATTTAATGATGAATCTTATGTGTCTAAATCCACATGGGTAGAAACTGTAGAAAAGCTGTATTCTGATTATGATGAAATAAAAGAATCTGGAGACATGGTTGTTATAAATAGTAGAAAACAATCCATATTAGACCTTGGGTGGAATCCAGAAATAGAGTTTAATGAAGCAACAAAAACGTATGCTAATAATCGTATAAATTCTATAGTAGAAGATATGTATTCTAGGTATAGAATTATAGATGTAGAAGAAAGTGTCGCTCTTAATGAAGAAAGTGCTAATAGTGATTATGTTGGAGCGTTAAGAGAGGTAGCAGTTCGCCCGCTTTACATAGTATTTTTTAATTCAAAAACTGTGTTTAATAAAGTTATAAGAACGGTTACTAATAGCGTATATAGCCACGTTTCTATATCTTTTGATCCATCTCTAAAAACAATGTATAGTTTTGATGCAAAGAATGGTGGCTTCTCCCCAGAATATATGAAAGATTATATCAACAGTGGAGAAGTAAAAGCTATTCAAGTATTTTGCACTTTTATAGATGCAGCAAAATATGATGTGTTGCAATCTAAGATAAAAGAATATAGTAAAAATAAAAAGAACCTGGGATATTCTTTTATCAATCTAGTAACAATACCATTCAAAATAAACTATATAGATAAAACTAAAATGGTTTGCTCCCAATTTGTAGATAGTATGCTTAAATTAGCAGATTTGGATATTACTAGTATTGGATCTAATATGATATCTCCTGGTAAGCTTAATAAAAGTATTAAAAAATATAAGGGAGATATATATAAAATATATACTGGCTCTCCAGATAAATATAGTGCAGACAAGATAGCTAATTTTATAGATAAACTTGCTAGCTCTACAGTCGAAGTAGAATCAAATATACTAAAACCATTTTTATCTATTTCTAGCATAAAAGAAGCTAAGGAGTTTCCGGTTCAATTTACTGATGATGGAGATCTTCTTATATCTAAAGGTAAAGATATAGATTTTGAAGGAGAATATTCTAGATGTCATATAGCATTAGAGCAATACGATAAAGTGAATAATATAGAAGCTATGAAGTATTGTATTTATAAGCTGTGGTATATGAATATTGTCTTGGAAGAAAGAATCCATGAAGATAAATCTGATAGGGATAAAATAAAGGAATACCATAAAGCTAGAGCTAAAATAATTAATGATATTAAAACTTATATGCATAAGATACAAAAAGTAGATAAGAAATTTGATATTATTAAAGAATATAATGAAAGTCCATTTAGTAGCGATTCTATTAAAATACGAAGATCAACTCTCCTTTATAGTATAGACTTATTTAAAAGAATTATTGGTATTAAGAAATAGATAGATGGGATAGCACATGCTATCCCATCTTATTTGTTGGTTATATATTATAATAATGATATTATATGGGGAGTTGTTAGTGTGAAGAAAATTATTATAACTCGAGAAAATGTAGACAATGTTATGGGTTATATCAATAGCGCGTTTGAAGGGAAGGGATTTAAAATCCATCTTGGGTACATATCAGATATAGATAATCCGACAGAAACATTTTTTACTACTATTCCGTATTATGACAATGACTCTATGTATCCTCCGCAAAAAGTTCAACTTAAGAAATCTACATGTAAATACGGCATCGTAGATTTCAGAACATATGGAGATTGCTTTCCTGTAGAAGAGGATAAAAATATTATTGTTATAGCTGATAATGGAAATGTATATTTTGTAACTTTAAACGATGAATTAAGACGGAAAGAAAATATCCAAAGCACATATGAATTTAAACTAATGAAGACTTAACAAAGGGGCACAAGTGCCCCTTTAGATTACTAAAAGATTTAAGACAATAAAATAAACAAAAAATAGGGGGATTTATAATGAGTGCTAAAATTGATATATTTGTAGGGGCAAAATTCTATAAATATAAAGAAGATGGAAGCCTGGAAACGATTAGAATTGTTAGGGCTAAAAGTGAAAATAATTTTATTGTAATTAAAGACGATGATTTTAGTATAAAGTACACTAAAACGTCAGAGCAGTTACATGAGTATACTTTACTACGTTCCGACGCTTTGTATACTTTCAATATTGTAATAAATGCCAAAGATGATGCAATACTTTACGATATACTTGTAACCATGAGCAGGAAGCAAGATAAAAATAAACCATATGCAGTGTGTCGTCAAATGATGCAAAATTTATTTTCACAAATGATCAAAGCTGATGTTACAGTACTTGGAAATTGCGTATCTCAAGATAGCTGCCCTCCAGATGTAGAGTTTAAAATAAATCTTATGTGCAATAAATTAGTAAGAACATTTTCAGTAAACGGATATCTAAATGATACTCCTGAAGTTATTATGAAATTGGCTTCGAAGATTATAACTCAATCTGATAAAATTCTCGAGGCTCAATATAATGAATTACATAAAAGATACAATGGGTTATGCACTTCTGTTAAACAATTATTAGAAGAAAACTCATTTTGGGATGAAGTAAATAAAGGTTTAAAAGTAATGAAACTAAATGATAAAATAGAAAATTGCTCACTTAATATCGAGCAGCTAACTTATCTACAACAAGAAATTTCATATCTGATGGATAAAGTTCATGTAATAGAATATGACCATGATATTGATTTCAGTCAAATAAAGTCAGATTACATGCTTATTCGAGATATAGAAAATAAACTCTATATGATAAGTTATTTGCGTGGTAGTTTTATAAAACAAGAACATTTGAGTGAAGAAGAATTGGCGAAATTTGACTCTATAAAAATATAATTAGTTATATATTATAGAGATGAATTAATATAGCCGGTGACTGCAATGCGCGGGTGACGGCAAATAAAATTAAAAGGGGTAATCAGAATGAACTACGAAGAAAGAAATTTAAGAAAGAACGAACAACAGGATGCGGCAAATCCAACTTCAGAAAATGAAAAAAGAGTACCAGCTCGCATCAAAATCAGTCCAGTCGAAATGGAAGGCACTTACAAATCAAAGCTTATCACTTCAGTGAGACTATGCGCAATGGTTAACAAAATTATGCGTGGAGTAAGTCCTGACTTTGATGGATCACGGCTACAAGTAGTGGGATCAAATATTGTGGGTGAATTATTCTTTACCGAAAATCCGCATACCCAACTACGCGATGGTCAAATTAAAGTAATTGAACGCCGCGATGCAAGTAAAGCAAGAGATGTTGCTGGCGTGATCGAACGGTATAATCGTCGCAATCGTTCTGCGACTCAGTATGAATTAACGCAAGAAGGAAAAGAAGCTTTTGCAGAATTTGTTCCTCATTACTTTGTCACAAATCGCGATAAAGGTACTGTTGATTGGGGTAGAGCTACAACCGAAGATGCTGAAATGGGTTTCAATGGTCGTAACAAAATTTATGTAAAAATGCAATTTGACTTGCACAAATTCTTACGTAAAGTGTATGGTGGTAAAGCTGCCGATCAATCCAATTACATTTATGAAATTGGAGTATTGCGTCCGCTTGATGGTATTAAGTTGGAAAATGGTAATATCGTTTCTACGAAATGGTTACTTAATATTCTTCAAGTTGATGAAGCAAGCGTTCGGGAAACATATGAAGAAAGCGGCTTCAGCCCACTTCAAAATACATTGAATATCGTTCGCTAAAACTACATATATACAGGAGTAGATAATTCTACTCCTGTATATATTATTTTTTATTTGGAGGTTATACAAATGGCAATAGCTTTTGACTATCATGTAAATGAAGAAGTCGATGAAGTCATCGATGAAAAAGGTAATACTGTAATCATGTTTAGAAAACTAGCATGGGGTGCAGGTGAAGAAAAACTAGAGCTTAGAAAGTGGTATGTGGATATTAATAAAGAAACACCATCAAAAGGCGTTACATTCTTAACTGAAGATGGTCCACATAATTTAGTTAATATTTTAGTCAAGAAGGGGTTCGGAGATACTGAAAAGGTTTTAGAAGAATTAAAATCTAGAGAAGATTTTGAAGAGGCTCTTTCTAATGTAATAGGGAAAAAGAAAGTAAAAGATATCAAAAATCAAGATGCTGCAAATGAAGCATCTTACTATGATCCTAAAGAAATGCTGGGGTGATATCGATGTATATTGAAATATTTGCTATCTTTATTGCTATTCTTATAACAAATTATCGTATAAATCATATGGCTAAAAGAGAAATAAGAATAGAAACTGTAATAAAATATGAACCATGCGAGGTGCTTTATCTATGCCTAGAGTGCGGAAGAGCGCTCAAAGAAAATGATCTTAAAGATGCAACTGTAAAAATGACTGATCAAGAAGGTGATAGAATATATGGCACAAAAACTATAAAAGTATGTAAATGTGGAAAAGATAGATTAAAAAAGATCAAGGTGATAAAAGATGAGGTGATTTGAATGGCTGTAGATAATGAGGTTAATGGAAATACAGAAGGACCATTCGAACAATTTGAAATATGCACATATGATACAAATTGCAAATTCAAAGATGTTAATGGTAGATGTATTTTTGAAATATGCATTATTCAGCATACCGTTCCGCCTCTTACACTACTATGGTATTTTGAGTGTGTTATATGCAAGACAGTAGATTGTATTAGACCAAACGATATGAAAATGCATGTTTGTTCTAGCTGCATCAGTAGAATGCATGCAGCTGAAGCGCTGCCAATAAATTGTAGATGGTGTGGACGTAAAATAACCAAACCACCATCTTGGATGTTTTCTGGTCTGTGCCCCGTTTGTTTAGATAGACTATATCAAGCTGCATGGGTGGAGGATTTTAATGATACACGATGAAAAAACTCCTATAGAATATGTGCTATATGGTCAGTTTATAAAATATAGCGCATTAAGAAATTTAGTAGCATTAGAGTTTGCAAACTCTAATGCTGATGAGGTTAAGATATTTATAGATCTTAACCAAATGCTATTACCTGCATTTAGGTATCTAAAAATTCAAGACTATAACGTTATTAGTTCTACAATCATAAACTATTGTGCGCATTTGAGATCATATTTTAGAACCAGGCACAATGTTCAATCTACTATTATTTTAGTATTTAGTCGTAATATGTCTAGTAATAATACAAGATTCTGCGCAGAATACAATAGTCATTATAGGCTGAGAATGCAGTCTAACGAAAAAATTATGGAAGCAGTAGATTATAACTTAGACTTGCTAAAAGTTTTATGTCCATACTTACCAGATATATATTTGAAGATTGGGACTGTAGAGCCGTCTGTTATAATACACGACCTTATAGCTAATGAATTTAATAACAATTTCCCAAATATAGTTATATCGTCATCTCAGTATGCATATCAATTACCAGTGGTTACTCCAAATACTGTTGTATTTAAAAAGAAAGTTACAGACAAGGTTGACACATCGTATTCGTATAATTTTGTTAATGCTATAAATGCATTTGTATACGATACAAGAGATTTAGTAGTAGACGAAGTTTTTAATAATAAATTCATTAGTTTACTCATGGTATTAAGTGGACTGCCAAAGCGCAATATAAAAAGTATGTTTAGTATTAGACATTCTCTAGAGATTATTCAAAACATTCCAGATAGTTGTATTGGAGATATAGATGCTATATATAAATATATGGAAGCATATATAAGATCTAAGAAAACTAAAACATTTTTACACTATGATGAGATTGTAAATAGATTCAAAGCTATAGATTTATTATATCAGCATAAATTATATCAAACACTTCCAGAGTCTAAAGAAAAGTCTTATCTACAAAGGTTCTCAGACCCAACTACTGTCAGAGATATAAACGATAGATATTTCAAAAATGTTCCTTTAGATTTAGAAAGGCTGTGATAAATATGTCTAAAGAGCACAATAATATGGAAGCTCTATACGAAATCAATAAGTGGATGAGAGAACATTGTCATAGATACGACTTTAATAAAATGGAAAATCCAGAAAATATTAAAGCTCTAGTTAATTCATTGCTTAATAAATATGGATATAATAATTTAGAAGTTGGGAAGATTTCTATTGATAATAGTATAGCTAATATTACAATAGTCCCAAAGGTAATAAGTATTATAATAGAGACTAAATTGGGGAATTGTAATGAATTTTAATTATGAAGAATTTACTAGAACTGCATTTAAAGTAATATTAAAGAGCGATAAATACAATAAACTAAAATATATTAGGTTAAAAATTAATAATGAGATGCACGATCGACACCCTCACGGTGTAGTGTATAAGTGCACCATTACGATATTTTTAGACAAAATACTATTTGATAAAGCTTGGCATTCTATCAGATGGATAAAAGGGTATATTGTATTTGTAATTACTCATGAGTTATCACATCTACTTCAAGGTATAGATGGAATAAAGTATATAGAAGATATAAAATATCGCTACTTTATAGAAGCTTCAGCTGATATCACTGCTGTAGAATATATAAAAGAGCAATATAATATTTTTAAAAAGAGTATAGGCAATTTCTCATTAGAGCCGATAGAAACTATTGAACTTTATGCTATAGAATATCTAAATAAAAGATAAAGCTCAACATATAAGGTAATGGGGAAACCCATTACCTTTATTTTTTATAAGGAGGAGATTATTTTGGCTCAATACAAATATTATCTAGAAATGAATTATATAAATGGAGAAACTAATCTAGAGATAAAACCAGAAAATATAAAACAGTTTTTTATTGATAGTAACTATGAGCAAAATCATATGTCAATGATGTATGCAGTATTGCATATAGATAAAAACTTTTATGATGAAATTATAACTAATGCTAAGACTGCAACAATTATCACTAATATATATAAAATTTTAGCCGATGATGAAACTGAAACAAAGATCCTGACTGACTATAATGGCGAATGTTCTTATTTCATATCTGGAGATATCAACTACAATAAAGAGATTGATTATGCTACAACTAGCGACGATAGTACAAAAAGAGAAGACATATATAAGCAAGTTCATATGGGTCTTATCTACAAAGAATGTATAGAAAATAACAAGCAAACAAATAATACAACTATTAAAAATACTACCATGATAAATGCTGTTGCTTCATATACATCCACTGTTCCTCTTCTAATAGAGAATTTT